GTCGCTTGAATAATTTTTAAATTAGGAGTCTTGCCAATCATCCAGGCAGGAAGCAAATAGGATGCAAATTCAGATTTCGTATGACGGGGTGGCATATTCACAATCAAACGTTTAATTTCACCGGTTGCTAATTTATTAAATTTTTTTGCAATAATTTTATGATGGGACCCCTCTATAAAATCAGGCCACATGTGTTTGACGAAAGTCAGAAAGTCATTTTTGATTTCATTAATGGTTTTGGTACGACTTAAGGTAATAAGCTTCTTCTTAGCTTTCCGTCTAAGATCAGGAGGTAACTTCTCTATTCTTTTTACGATTTCTTCTAATGTTAAAAAATTTTGCATAAAATATTTTTTATGGGACTCAAAACGTATTTACCAGCATTGACTGTCCAAATCAAGCAATTCACCTAAAAGGAGTGGGACCCCTTTTGATATTAAGTGTTTTGATGTCTGCTGATTTGTCTTTTTTCGAAATGGACCTGGTACCTCTATCAACTCATCACATATATAATAATATAGTTACAAGCAACGAGCCACGCGTCGCTAGACGCGTGGCTCTCGAGGACTAACTCGGTTGAGTTAATTCTTTATCATCATACTGTTGTTCTGTAATTGATATGCGTTGACCAAGTAAATCATTAACGAAGTAATGACGAGAGCCACCATCACCACTATGACGCCAAATATAATCCTTATACCATGAGCCACTTGCGTCTGTTCTTTTAGGCTCATGTATTCTACCAAAATGATCAACGGCTCGTGAGCCATACATCGTGAACCATTCATACATACATAGTTGATTGCAAAAGTTTCCATTGCCATAATAGAATGAAGTTCGCTTGCGAGTTTCATAATGCTTGTCGCCTTTACTACCTCTTATCCTGTCCTTGGTTTTATGCTGATGGCACATTGGACCTTGGCAATATTTCATTTCTTGAACAAAGTCATATAAGCTTTAGCATTCATTCTACTAAACTTACTCAACCCCTTTTGCATTGTTGTATAATCCTCATCAAACTCAGCTTGTTTAATTTCTATATAAAGCTTGTGTTCGTCTGGTGTTAACATTTCAGTTTGACCAGAATAAGGATTAATTGCTTTTATTTTATCGCTCATAGTATCTCCCAATTAGTTGCGTATCGATATCCTTTTTTATCTAAATCAAAGTAATGTAAAAAAGGGCGATTGTCTTTTTGTCTATTTCCAAGTCCACGACAATCATCATTAACAATGCCGAAACGTCTAACTTCTTCGCCATCATTTTTAGTGTACTTGATTTTAAATGTTTTATTTCTTTCTATTGATTTGTCCATTGTGGGATAATGGACTATTATCCCACTAATGTCAATGCCTAGATTTTAGCTTGATGTTCTGCGTTGTATTTTTTCAAAGCCAAGAGTTTATCTGCTCTTGTTTGTGTCTTGTTTTTAAGGCTAGATAAATGATTTAATATATCTGTATTTGAAACTACAATGCCCTTTGATGTAGTTGCAAGTATATCTGTTTCAGATATTGTCAAACCCATTTTCTTAGCCATGTCGATTGATTGTTCTAAATAAACATGATCACGCAAACCAGATTTTAAAACTTTTAATTGTTCTAAAACAGTTTCAATCCATTTAGTATGTGCCATGATTAATTGTTGTTTGGCTTGTTGCCAAGTCATCAAAATTGCAAACTCTTTTTGATCGCAATTAAGTTGCCTATCTCGGCAATATTCTCGCCCAATCAAATCAAGTTGATAATCATTGTTCCATTGTTTTGCGTATGATGTTTGATTATCTCTACCACCACTCAACCCAAGTTCTCTTTCATTTGCATGATCGATATTTGTCCAATGAGGATTTGAGGGATTTTCCTCGCCACTACCATTCCCCCATTTTTGTTCAATGTTAATATCTGGATTACATTTTTCACCCTTATTAACTTTGCCTTTTAACTCATCACGAAAATAAGCATAAGCAAAATCATTTTGCCTACCATTTTCTTGACCATTTATATTTCCATCTAAACGAAAATCAAAATGCTTTGTGATGTACTTGTCATCTTGCTCGTCATGATCTGTATTACTACCCATTCTACCATAGTCCTCTTGTTCATACTCATTTTCGTCGCCATCTTTTTTAGCCATATAACCAAAATGAAAGCAACTGTCTTTTGCAATCGTGTTGACGTTTGGAAATTTGTTCTGTAAATGATATGCCATTTCCACGTCTTTTGGAGTATAGTGTCGTCTAACTATTTGTTCAGCAAGTTTCCATGTTATATCTTGTAAAGGTTTTATTTTTTCTCTTGCTTGAAAAAATGCCTCACGTTCTTGCGTGTTCTCTTGTTCAAGATATGGGCGAATAAAAACATTTGCTACTTTGTTTCTATGTCCTTGATTGTTTCTTACTCTAGCCATTTATTTCTCCTTTAATTAAAAAACTTAATTTACACCCTTGACTTTTTAAATGCAAGGGATTATCTAGGAGTAATGGAATTTAAGATGTTTTTAATAGGTATGACTATACTTTATTTAGTATTAGGTTTTACTGTGTTTGGATGGTTAACCTAAGCTTAGGAAATTAGACCTAATTTCCTAAGCTTGACCCCTGATCCTTGATTGTCATTTGTACCGGTTAGCATTCAGGGATCTGGGGTCAAGTCGGTACAGGATAAGGCTAGCGCCTGCTTGACCAAACTTGAGCCGGGATCTGCCCTGGGGATGAATATTAGCCAGCGGATCCGGGGTCAAGTTAGATAGTATTGAGGGCAGCCCTCGGCTCCTAGCTTGGCCAGAAAAAAAATAAAAAATAATAAGTAAGTCTCCAAGCTCTCAAGCCTTCAAGCGGGTGGGCCCGCCCATTAAAGTACAAGAAAAAAATTTACATGTTGACAGCTTCCGGGCTCTGGGATATAGTGGGATTTATGAATGAAGGAATGGAAAACTTAAAACAAATAGAAGAACTGGAGGAAAAAAATATGGAAGTAGAACAGTTAAAAAGAATAGCCGATGCAATAGAAGAAATATTGCGAATAGTTAAAAAAGATATGGAGCCTAAAAAAAAATGAAGGAAATCATATACAAAGGTAAAAAAGTAAAAGTTCCATTTGAAGACGCGGACTACAATCTGGATGGAGACAAGGACGTTACAATTGCAAATAGATTCGGTGGTGAAAAATGCACCGTGCCGGGCTATGCTGCAGCTGTTTATGATGTGATCCTAGGTGCTGAACAATTTCAGCAATGGGACACACACCGTAAGGGGCTGGACTGGTTCAGCCGCAACTTTCCCAAACAATATATGGTGTTACTAGACTGATGTCTATAACCTGGAACACTGGGCCCGCAGCAATGCGGGCCCGGGCAAGAGCTCAGAGAGACGCAGCCCAATTCAACCTGAAATTGAAAAAGAAAAAAGGAAAAAAAATAAGGTCTCAAGCCCGCAAGCGGGTGGGCCCTCCCGTAAAGAATCAGGGTTCAAGCAGGTTGACAGGCTACAAGCTCTAGGATATTATAGGATTATGAAATTAAACAAATTAATCAAAAAAATAAATAAAGAAAACGCGCCACCAGGGGGCTGGAAGCCTGAAGACGATATTAAAAAAGCAATCAATTGGGACAAGTTAAAAGATCCCAAAGTATTAAAACAATTAGAAAAAATATTTAAAGATGCTTAAAAAAGAAGCTAACAAAATAACCGGAGGGCTCAGCGCCCCGGGCAAGATGCCAGAAGGCAGCTATAACCTGCCGGCCGTCGCATGTCAGACTGGAGCTAAGCTGCGCCAGATCCCGGGCACGCCGTGCCATGGCTGTTATGCCTTCAAGGGCCGTTACAATTTTTCAAATGTTAAGGACGCCTTAACCAGGCGCCTGGAATCGTTAACAGATCCGCAATGGATCCGGGCTATGGCTGTACTCATTAAAGGAAAAAAACATTTTAGATGGCACGATTCAGGAGACCTGCAGAGCGTGCAGCATCTCATTAATATATTCGAAGTGTGCAAGCTCACGCCGGACACCATGCACTGGCTGCCAACTCAAGAGCGAAAATTTTTGCCATTAAATACTGATAGCATACCAAAAAATTTATTAATAAGATTAAGCAATGCAAAAAATGACACGAAGCCCGGCAGGGCCTGGGACCACTGGAGCACCGTCGTGACGACGCCGCGCGCTGGTCACGTGTGCCCGGCTCCGGATCAAGGGAACGTTTGCGGCAGCTGCCGCGCATGCTGGAGCAAAGATGTCAAAGAAGTTCAATATAAAATCCACTAAATTTTTTCAAGAAAATCTACACAGGAACCAAGGCCACAAGCCAAGGGTTCAAGCTTCAAGCCTGAGTCTACAAGCTCAAGGATCCGGGAACCCGGATAGAGGCGGAAGCCCCCAAGCTTCAGGGCACAAGCAACCAGGACAAAAGTATTTTTTTTATGCTTAATGTGGAAAGATATTTGATGCGGGGAGAACCGCACAAAGTTAGGGTTTTTTAGGGGTGGTTACTTTTAATTCAACAGTGAAAAAGTTGCCACTAGGAGCGTAGCCCAACAGATCAGGAGTGCCGAATAAAGCCCAATTTTCCAGCCTTGTCCATGTAATTCTTTTAGACTCATTTTTTAATTTTCTCCAAAGTTGACTTTCAATCATGGTGGTCTAACCGCCCTAACTTCAAGTTATAATTTACGAATGATTTTGCCCATGGAATGAACAGGTTTCTCGCACTGAAAAAC